TGATGGATTCGTGTTGTAAAAACCTATCAAATCGCCATTGTATGCGACAGTGGGATAAGCTAAATCTGTTGCTACGCCGCGCATGATGCGTAGAGATTCCTGTGTATACCCCATACTCTCTGCTAAATCAATAAATATCGAAAAAGCCGCAAGTGTTAATTGGGAAGGCATCTTCAGATCGTAAGCCTTGTAATCCCCAACCAAAATTCTTGTATCACCATATTGCACAATGTATTCATGCAATTGATTCCACTCTGGGCCATGTGCATTTATACCCACAGCACACTCTGAATGAATTGGTAACATAGACATGGCTCGTGCTATTGGCAAAAAATATCGCCGCACGATCAATTGAAACGCTACTGGTAGCGCTATGAAATCTCTCACCTTATCCTTTGTCAATGGCGTTGGTTCATCTTTCATACATGCTTTCATAATGGGGTAAGCTCTCTCTCCAGTGGCATATATTGCCTCTATCCGTTCAGCTTCATCCCAAAATTGCTTTGGGAGGTCTACACAGTCTTGCCTCAAGGGGTCTTCTGGTTCCTCTACCTCAAAGTAATAATTGCTTTTCGGTCCAGTCAACGGATACCCTATGGATGTGGATCCTGGCATCTTGTCCACAAATCTTTTTCCAAGTTTGCCGTTTATGATTTCCTCATTTGTCAGAGGCTTTATTTCGGCTCGAAGTTTCGGAAAACTCTGTAGTACTGTGCTAAAATGATTGCGGTAATCTTCTACTGCCCATTTCAGGTAATCTCCACGCACTCCAATTGCTGGTGTAACTCTCTTCACTAATGCAACTTGCCAAGGGTATCCAACCCCAAATTTGGGTTTCCCCCATTGCTGGGGTACGCCACAATGTTTTTCAACTAATGGGGATATAGGTGTGTTCACCACCTCTGAATAATATTTGGCACGACCTGCAACAGAACCATATGCTACAAAAGATGAGTCTACATGATCTGGAATGAATCTTAATGGGCTTTTATGGTGGATAGTGTCATTTTCATAAAACTGCACTCCCAGCACGGTATCCTCCAAGGTTCCAGTTGACATTGAGGCTATCACTCCTGAACGCTTTTTCAACTCCTCAACTGCCTTCTTTATTCCAGTCAATCTTGGGGAAGCACAACATCCTAATGTATCTCCGTCTTTTCCTGCGACATGAAATCCATAAATTGTTGGATGTTTGCCTGATGATACTATCACCGACATGCACAACCCTTTAAATGTGGGAAAATCCAACTTGTATCGCGCTCCTTCAAATGGTGTATCCATTGATGACGACCTTTGTGGTGCTGCTGTAGCGTACAAACGTGATTGCAACCTCTCTCCACTTTCTTTCTTGTGTATTAAGTCTGCAATTACATTCATGGGTGCGTGATCTGGTATATATTCTGTTAAGTCACTCCAATCACCTCCTGTAGGTACCCATGCCAGGGCCAAATCATGTCCATCTATCTGCACACTATATGTCGCTGACAAATTCGATCTGAACTTTCCACCTGGTGATCCATTTCGGGTAATGCTCATTAGCATTTCATCTTCTATGAATACATGTTGTGGAACTAGCATCATGTTGGATCCTATAAAAAACCCATTTGTGCTAAAATTCCTGCCATCCGAAGCATACAACTGCACATGGACCAAATTCCTGAAAACTTTTTCCTGCAATTGTTCTGGTGTAGTAGAAATCATTCGCTTTGTGTACGGCAACTTGGCTACTTTTGGAACT